GAACCGCTTCAAGTTCCTCGAACATCTGGAGTATGCGCTCGACTCGTTGTGCTACGGCTTCCAGGTGTTCGAGCAGTACGGCCAAATCGGAAAGGATGGCTTCTTCCACTACCTCAAGCTTGCGTATCGACCCGTTCAGACCATCGTCGAGATGTCAGTGGCGAGGGATGGCGGTCTGGAGTGGATCCGGCAGTTCGGCATCGATGAACCCCTTCTTCCCATCGACCGCCTGGTTGTCTATCCGTTCCAGCGCCGTGGTGCCAACTGGCACGGGCGCAGTCTGCTCCGTGGCTGCTACGGTCCTTGGCTGTTGAAGGACCGAGCGATGCGCGTGGGCGTCATGAACATCCAACGTGCGGGCGTTGGTACTCCGGTCATCCAGGGCCACCCCGGCGCGACGGACGCCGACCTGGCATTGCTGGAGCGCATGGCAGAACGGTTCGTGGCAGGTGATCGAAGCGGCGGAGTGATCCCATACGGCGCGCAGTTGCGCTTGGTTGGCGTCGAAGGCGGCCAGCCTGACTCCGTCGGCTTCATCAAGCTCATGAACGAGGAGATGTCCCGCGCCTTCTTCCAGATGTTCATGCAGCTGGGACAGACGACCTCCGGCTCGCGAGCCCTTGGCACCACCTTCGTCGAGTACCACAAGCTGGTGATCGAGTATATCGCGAACTGGTTCGCGGAAATCTTCAACGAGCACGTCATCGAGGACGACGTGGAGTGGAACTATGGCCCTGAAGAGGAGTTCGCGCCTCTGTTGCAATGGGCCTGGGATACGGAGGGGTCCGACATGAACCCCGAAGGCCCGGACGCCGCCAACAACACCACGCAGGAGCTAGAGCGGTTGGCGACGGATGCCAGCATCGACCTACCGGACGAGATCAGGGACTTGCTCCCGAGAGTGGGGCGTCGAGCGCGACCTGTGCCGCAGCCACGCCCTCGCCGCGCTTCGTCAGGTCGAAGTGGCCCGGCCGAAGCGAAGCACCAACCAACGCGGGTGGCCGGTCCCGGCCCACGCTCCCGACCGGCACCCCGGTCACCCGCTGTGGTGGACATCGTCGTACCAAATCGACGCACCAACGGACGGCGTGCGTCATGATGGAGGTAGGAGACAAGGAAGTGCATGGAGGTTCAGAAGCGCCGTAAGACAGATACCTACGCACATACAACCGTGTCCATCGTGATGGTGATCTGCTCGACCATCGTCGCATGTGCAGGACACCTAGAACCAGAAGCAATGCTGGCCTCGTGGGGAATCGCGGCCGGTGTGATAGGGTCGCCAATCGTGGTGAGAAAGGGAAGCGGTGAGCAATAGTGTCCTAGAGATCAAGGTGGCAGCGGAGCCCTACCCGGCACCGCTGGACGCCGAGGGCAAGGTCTTGTCGACCAAGGCGCGGAAGCAGCTTCCCGCGTCAGCCTTCGTGTTCCCCAAGGATCGCCGCTACCCGATCCATGACCGCGCCCACGCCGCCAACGCGTTGGCGCGGTCGAAGGGGAAGCCCGAGGAGGCCAAGGTGCGAGCGGCTGTTTGTCGCAGGTACCCGAGCCTGCCAGCCTGCAAGAAGTCACGAACGACCAAGCAGAGCGGATGACTGCAATCGAAGCCCTTCAGGCGAGCGCGCCGAAGCTGACGACCGTCAAGGGCGTTCAGATCCTCAAGACGGGGATCGAGTATCCGCTCGCCTCAGGCCCCACAACCTTCACGCCGGAGGATCTCAAGGATGCAGTCGAGAGCCAAGGCGATCCTGCCATTCCTGCTCCACGAGTCTGGATCGGTCATGAGGACGATGATCGTATCCATGGCGCACGCTCAACGGGTATTCCGTCGGGTGAGCCAGCAGTGGGCAAGGTCACCAACATGGAACTCACACAGGCCGGCCACACGATCCTGGGCGATGTCGAGGGATGCCCGGTCTGGCTGGCCAACATCCTGGGTTCCGCCTTCCCCTCGCGCTCAATCGAGGGCCGGTTCAACTTCAAGACGCCAACCGGCAACAAGTGGCGACTCGTCATCAGCGGGCTCTCCCTGCTGGGCATCACCTGGCCCGGCGTCGGGACGCTGGAGGACATCGCCAGCCTGTACACCGAGGCTGGGCCGGATGGCATCAAGATCGTCGAGGCGACAGAGGAGGCCCCAGTGACGGTCGCGTCCGTCGAGAGCAGGATCGTTCAAGGGCAGGTCAATGTCGAGGACGTCAGACGGGCCTTCTACGAGGCCATCAAGGGCGACCCCGACAGATCGTGGTGGTGGATCCGAACGATGTATCTGGATCCCAACGAGTTGATCCTCGACGCCGACGACGGCGACCTGTACCGGATGCCGTACACGATCAAGAAGGACAAGGTCGAGTTCGGCAACTCCAAGAAGGTCAAGATCAAGTACGTCAACGCAAGCTCAGGAGGTATCGTCCAAGAGGAGATCAACGAGGGCCGCGCCTTCATCGCGCGGTTCGACAGTCGGGCGGAAAGCCGCCCAGCAGATCTGGGCGGTGTGCTGGAGGTCAATGTGCCTCTGGCGCGGACCGTTCACATCAACGTCAAGAAAGGAGCTTCCAAGTGAGGCTTCAGTTCGAGGATGGCGAGCGGGAAGTTCTGACCGCTCGACTCGGGCTCGCAGATGACTGCTCCGACGACGACCTGAACGCCGCCATCGGCACGTGGCTCCAGGAGGAGCCGCCTGGCGAGAACGACGAGAACGACGACAGCAACGACGACGACATCGACGCCTCTCAGGGCGACGTGGTGGTCATCGACGTGGCGTCGTTCAACCGTTACCGGCAGCGTGACCGTGTCGCCGGCCAGGTCGAGGAGCAGATGCGACGCCGTGACCGCGACGAACTGATCGAGGAGGCCATCGCCGATGGCAAGTTCGGTCCGGGGCGTCGCCAGCACTACCGCGAGCGCTACGACAGCGACCCCCAGGGCACCACGGCGCTCATCGCGCGTCTGAGCCCTGGCACGCTCCCACTGGAGGAGCGTGGCGGCGACGCACCCACCGACGACGCCGAGGACTCCACGGCGTACCCGGCCGAGTGGGCCCCCGAAGTGGCCGCTCGCCAGGAGGAGCCCAAGACGGCCAAGGGCCGTCGGCGCCGCGTGTCGGGGGAGGGGATGTAGATGGGCGAAGTCATCGCCGCATACGATCCCGGCGCGGACATCACCTGCCAGATCGCCACGTCACCTGTGGTGGGCGGGGACCTCGTCAAGATCACGGGCCGCAATCCCGGCGGTCCCGGCGGCATCAGCGATACCGGTGACGGGCTCCTGATCGTCGCCCCGACAGCCGCCGCAGCGGACTACGCCTTCGGTGTGGCGTCGTTCGACGCGCCGGTCGGTGGACGCACCAACGTCATGCGTGCCCCCAAGGCCGTGCCGGTGAACTGCACCGGCGCCGTGGCGGTCGGCCAGATGGTCGCCGCTGGGGCGGCTGGCAAGGGCGCGGCGGCAGCGGCGGGCAACAAGCCCGTCGGCGTCGCGCTGACGGCGGTGTCGGCAGGCGGCGGGCAGGTCATCGTCGCGCTCTTCAACCAGGGCCCCGTGGCCTAGAAGGGAGGTGACGAGTATGACCGCTCTCATGGAACGCGAGCTGGTCGTCGCGGACTTCATGCCGCAGTTCGACCGCATCACGTTCGAGCCCGAGTTCACCGTGCTCGACGGCCTCTACATCGGCATGGACGAGGGACCCGTGATCGCGCAGGTCCCGGCGACCATCGCCCACCCGCTCGGAGTTCCGACGGTTACGGGCACCACCATCACCGTCGACACCATGCTCCGGCAGCCGACCCGGATCACCCGGTTCATCATGGACATCTCGCTCCAGAGGTTCGTGGCGGACCGGATCTTCGCGTCGGCCGGTGGCGTCACCGGTGGTGCCGTCATCTACGACTCGGTGGAGGCGAACGACCTCTACACCACGCGTGACGTCGAGCGCGTGGCGCCGGGTGCCGAGTTCCCGATCATCACCAGCGCTCGGCGCGCGCCGGGTGTGGCGGAGGTCGAGAAGTGGGGCGGCAAGGTCTGGATCAGCGACGAGGCGCGGGACCGGAACGACTCGGTCCAGTTCACCAACCAGCTCCGTCAGCTGTCCAACACCATCGTTCGCAAGATCAATGCCCGAGCCATCCAGGTGCTCGAAGCGATGTTCACGGCGAACCCGTCCCGCGTGTACGGCTCGACGACGACGTGGGCAGCCACGACGCCGTACGGGGCGACACCGACGGCCCCGGCCGACTGGCCCGCGTTCGACTTCGCCAAGGCGGCTGAGATCGCTGAGACGGACGAACTCGGGATCGTGTTCGACCTGTGGATCATCAACCCGCAGGACTACACGACGCTGCTGACGCTCTACGGCGGCGACGGGCTCCAGGAACTCCTGGACACCCTCAACATCGACATCTACGTGACGAACCGTGTCGCCAAGGGCATGGCGTACGTCGTCGCGCAGCGACAGGCCGGCCAAATGCGGATCGAGCAGGCGCTCGGTACCGAGACATGGCGCGAGCCCAACCGGCAGCGGACGTGGGTCCAGGCTTCGGTCCGTCCGACGATGTTCGTGGACAACCGCTTCGCGGCCCTGAAGGTCACGGGCATCTGATGCCTCACGAGGTCAGAGTCCGTATCCGCGAGCTTGGCTACACCAAGATCGTGGAGGACGAGCTGGGCAACGAGCGGCTCGTCACGACCACGGCCTACGGGCCGGGCGCTCCTCAGTTGGCTGACGCCGATCCTGAGACGCAGCAGTACGGCCAGCTCATCGAGCTGAACGACGAGGCGTACGAGCGCCACAAGTTCTGGAACAACATCGTGGACGAGGAGGACGTCCAAGCACAGATGGAGGGCGAGGGCGAGGAGGACGAGGAGGTCATCGACCCCGCGACCGCCTCCGTCGAGGACCTGGCCCGGTGGATCGAACAGGAGAGGCCGACCGTCAACGACGTGGTTCAGGCCTCTGACGGCAATCCCGAGACTGCGCAGAAGCTCCTGGAGGCTGAGACGCAGGCCCACGATGGAGAACCCCGCAAGGGCGTCGTGGACGGGCTCGGGGTCGTGATCTCCCGAGGCTGAGGGATGGCGTGGGCCGCCGACGGTTTACTCCCTAGGCCGTTGGCGGCCTCCGCTTCGTCATGAGCGAAACCATCGTCTTCACCACCCGCCCGCCGATCCGCTCGGACGGCGTGCTGTACACGGAGTTGGACTTTGAGGTGTCGGACACCTTCGACGGTCCGTACACAAACATCCACTCCGAAGCCATCGACTCATACGATCCGGGCTTCCAGCCCGAGATGAACTTCTACCTCGACGCCACCGATCTACCCGCTTGGTATCGCCAGGTTTGGACGGATACGAACGGCGACACGATCACCTATCCGCCCGTCTGGTACGAGAGCGTCAACAACCTCAAGCCCACGACGCGGGAGGTCGCGAACTTCATCAAGAACCGCACCGTCGATCAGTACAACAACTACCTCGGGGACTTCCACGACGCAACCATCGTCACCCGTACGGAGGTCACAGAGATCATCGACCAGGTTGAGGAGTGGGTGCTCCGGCGCCTGCACATCCCGCTCAATCCGACGGTCGAGGGCATCCTGATCCCCGTCGTGGACCCGCTTGCCGATTCGACCAAGGCCGCCATCCGGTCGATGATCGCGCTCGGCTCGGCGGCGATGGTGGAGTTGACGAAGTTCAGCGAGCAGATCGCTCGCGGCGTCAGCCCCTACCCGTACCTCAAGGAGTGGTTCGACTCGCAGATGGACATCCTCTACGAGGACGTCACCGGCAAGAAGCCGTCAACCGACAGCGGCGGCATCGGGCTCTGGGACTTGGTCGCCCAGGGTTCGGGCAACAGCTTCTTCAGCTTCCCCGACGACCCGATGGTGAACTGGACGACGGCGTTCTGATGGGAATCAAGATCCGCATCAATGTCGACGGGATCTACGCCACGGAGAACATGCTCCGGTCGGCGGGCTCCCGCGCGGTCAAGATGCGGCCCGCCATGGAGATCATCCTCGACCGGATGCTCGACCATGAGAAGGAGTTGTTCCGTACGTCCGGCCTCTCCGTTGGTCGGCCGTGGGAGCCCACGGATGATGGGAAGGGGATCGGCGAGATTCTGATCTCGTCCGGTAGGCTGATGCGCAGTCTGACGATCAAGGGTGCCCCTGAGGGCATCCAAATCGTTACGGACAGCGACATCCGTTTCGGTTCACGTGTGCCCTATTTCGAGTTCCACGACAAGGGCTGGAGCGGTGAACCTACTCCACGACATCCTATCATGTTTTCTCGACTCCAGGCGCGCGAGTATTACCGCATCATGCAGAACTACATATTCCACGGGACACCAACTGACCGTGTCTGACGAGATTTTCGGACAACTCGTTTCCTTCAACGATATCGAGCAGGCGCTCATCGACCACCTGTCGCCTTGGTTCGATACCTACCTCGCTGCGCGTGAGCGCCTCATCGGCATGGCTCCGGGCACCATCGCTCGTCCGCGCAGCTACATCATCCGGCAGGTGTTCGACGCCCTGCCTGGTGAGGAGCAGACGCCACTCATCGTGATCGTCAGCAACGGCACCAC